TCCATCTGCATTTCCATTTCCTGTGTATGAGCCGAACTTACTAAAACCTTTTACTGCTCTCCAAGCCCAGAATACATGAGTAGCACCATTGGTATTTATATCGCCACTTGTTCCAATATGTATGACCGAAGAATCTGGTAAAGCATCAAATATTGATGCGTTAGTATTTTTTGCACCTGAACTATTTAATTTTATTCTCTCATTCAAAGCAAAACTATCGTGATAGACATTCCAATCACCCGTTGTTGTTGTAATTTTATTTAAAATCCAATCTGGTTTTACACCTAGCCCATGAGATATGTCTTGTGATGAGGTTGAACCAGTATAACTAATAATATCAAATCCAGCAGTTGTGTCTTCTTTCCAGCACCATGCAACAAAAGTATTTCCACCTCCATTTGTTGCACTATTATTGCCAACTTCAAATCCATCTGAATCAAAAGCAGTTAGTCCGTTTGTAACTGATGATTCTGCCGCATTGGTATCACTTCTGAGTCTTTTTTCTACACCTCTAACAGAGTCGTACATATGATGACCAGACCCCCCGTTTCTATGTTTAATCCATACAAAATCTGGTTGATGACCAACACCAGTTATATTTCTTGCTGTTCCATTGTTCCCAGTCCATATAACAGTATTAAAGTATTGCGAGGCATCATCTATAGTCGTATAAGACATTATCCATACTCCGCTAAGTTTTTAGTACATAGTGCAAAATAACCTGATGGTACTGCATATTCAAAATTACCAAATCCCTCACTATCTGCATTACCTGAGGAAACAGTGTATGGTGGTGAACCAAAATTATAACTTACTTGTGCAACTCCACTTCCACTAATTAAACTTACAACGGGAAAATAAAAACCATTTGCAATAGATGATGAGGCAGTAATTGAAAAGCCATTAGAATTACCAGCAGGGTTTCCACTATTTTGAAAAGTTCCATTTTTTGAAAAATAAATTTTATTGTTGTCTAAATCTAAAGCAACTCCAATTATATCGCCTACTGCATAAGTTGCACCATAACTTGACCCTGTATCGTTGTCTGTATAAATTTTTCCATCAAATTGATCATAAGCAAAATCATTATCGCCAAAACCAACTCTATTTGTTGTTGATGTGGCAACAGCTACTCTGTCTGTAATTCCAACTCTCAATGGTGTGTCATTGGAACTGTCATATGTTAGTTCCCAATACCATTTACCTTGTGATAACCCAAATGTTGCTGTAGAGCCTGTTCCTGAACCATTTGAGCCACTATAAGAGCCTCTCAGATTTCCTTGTGAAAAAGTAAATTGAGAATTTGTATTGTCTAAACTATTAAATGTTGCAAAGTTATTTGTGCAAGTATCAGTAGATTGGTCTAATTGTTGTAAATTATTACCATCAAAATTATTACTATTTCCTGATGTGTCTAAACCAATATTACCAGCCACTTTAAACTCTAAATAAAATCCATTTGTGCCAAAGGTTAAACCAGATACATCTTTAGGTTTCCATACTGTAGGGCTATCACTATCAAATTCACCAAATGATGTTGCGTCTAAAGATTGATTATCTAAATAAACTACCTCTGCAAGGTAACCGCTAAAATGATTTGAATTACCCACTGCACCTATTTGATGTGAAACTCCTGAACCGATTCCAAATGGTACTAATTCTGAATTTTGAGATGGATAACTCTCTGTCGCAAAACTTGTTTCTTGTATTCCATTTACATAAATTCTAACTCTGTCTGATGCTGTGCTTTGGGTAGTGTCAACTCTTACAACGATATGATACCATGCACTAATATCACGAAAAAGTCTGTTTGTTTTAAGTGTAGTAGTGCCTGACGAGCCACCTAAATTAGTAAATGAAAAAAATTGTAGTTGGTCTGTACTTTGAAACCTAATTATATCAGTTTGAAATCCATCTGATGACCTGAAAGCAGAAAATACATCTTGGTGTGAATCAGTTGCACCATCTTTTGATTTTTTTATCCATGCTGAAACTGTTAATTTTTTATTTGAGTCTGATGCAGAACTATATGTTTTATCTAAATAAGAACTATCTCCAGATTCTAATCTTACTGAGTTATCTACATTATAACCTGTATCTTTTATGGAATTCGTCCCAAGTATAAGAGGCATTAGACAACCTCATCAGGAAATTCACCTAAAGGTCTTGTGATACTTCCGTCCTCTTGTTCTGTGTATTCGTATAATGCTTTTAGTTCATCAACTGTAGTACAAGCATCTATTTGAGTTTCCATTTCATTTGATTTAGTTCTTACATCTGCTCTGAAAGTTGTAATATTTGACGGAACAGAATATTCAGATACTTCAGTTGCTTTTATTACATACCAATCAGTTGGTGAAAGTAATCCTGATGCTTGATCTTTTACAATATTTTTTTTTACAGTTTTTAAACCAAGATTTACTACTTGATTTCCCTCTGAATCTAATATCGGGTTGTTATCTTCGTCAACTGCATTTTCGTCATCTAATATTTTAGCCGTTGCAGTTCCCCATGTTTCCTTTACTTGATTGTCCGCAAAAGTAAAAGATGAGTCGGTATTGTTATAATATTCTGGGTCTTTAAAGTTTGTTTTATCTTGTACTACTTCATACAAACCTATTGCTTGTTTTTCTGCTTGTGACCACAACTGAAAAATTTTTGCTGGGTATTGAACATTATCAATAATTAAAGGTTTTGGATTATTAATTAATTTTTCAATAGAACCATCTTTTACTACTGCGTACATATTTTAACTCTCACTTAAATTTAATGTTCTACCAACTTCTTGCCATACAGCCCCATTATAACGAAAAACCAAAATGTCAGTTTTTCCATCTGTTGATGTGAATGTTGGTGCGGTTGATGCCGCAAACTCAAAAGCTGTATTAAAAGCAATAGTGTGAGAACCATTATAATTTATTTCTAAACAAATAAAAGAACCCTCTACAGAGTTTGTTGGTGCAGAAAAAGTAGTATTTTCTGTTGTCAAATGAAATGCGTTTGGTTTTGCTTGCGTGTCCCAAGCCACAGCATTTGACGATGATGTTAATGCTTGTTGAGGAATATAAGCTAAATCGTTAAATTTAATTGCACCAGTGCCTTTTGTTGAAAATTCTAAACCCACATTTGTATCACTGCCATTTGCGGATATGCTTGGATTACTGCCTGTTGCTTGGTTTGTAACTTCTATAAAATTAACTGCTGATGCTGTTTTTTGAAAAAGGATATGTTCGTTACCATCGTCGTCTAATATTCCATGTGCATCGTCAATTTTTATATTTGCAGAATTTGTATCTAAATCTCCGCCTAGTTGTGGGGTAGTATCTGACACTATGTCAAAAGAAACTGTGCTATCGATAAAGTTAATAGTATTTGCAGATGTATCTACAGTTGCAAAACTTATATCGTCAGAACCATCAAAAAATTTAATTTCTAAACTGTTTGAACCTGAGTTACTCGTATCTAGCCAAATCGTGCCTTGCACCGCTGACGATGGTCTTGATGTTCCCGAGTGCATAGAGTTCAAAGAATTTAATATGTTGTTGAGTTCGGTACGAAATGCACTAAAGCCTTGATTCGAAAGGGTTACATCTGAAACTTGAGTCATATTATCCTCCTACCTTTTTTAATTAACTTTTGAGACCATGCCCCAACGCCACGAAATCAAATGTCCTGTTTATATTACTACCACTATTATTTGTAAATACAATATCGAATCCACTAATTGTTTTATTACTTATTGAAAAGGTGTCACCGGTGGCCATGTTTTGAGCCGCTATGCCTATAGCTGGAACTGCATAAAAAGAATTTGTAAAAGCAACTGATTTTGTTCCTGTGCCTGATGCAATATCTTCTCCAGTCTCTTCTCTTTTTTGCAATTTTAAATCTATAGAA